CACCCTCACACGCAACCCACAATTCTCCTAAACGTCCTGCTATTCCTGACATTTTTTCCTCCTACAACGTGTCAAGTAATGTTCCGCTGAGTCTCAGCGTCACGTCAAAAGTTCCAACGTCATCCAGCGGACTTCCCGGAGAAAAGCTCGTCGAAAACGCCTGGCCACGAAACTGGTTTGCGCCAGTGGTTGCAAGCGCATATGCCTCACCGTCAGGGCGATACCAAAAGTTAAAAAGCCAACTGTTCATTGCGCACAACAAAATGGCCATGGATACACGATCATCTTCGTTATACCGAAAAGTTACATCCTGGGTTTCATCGTGAAAGTTGGGGATATAGGTTCTGGCTGTGCCATGCGTGGGAGAAGCTCCGCTAGTATTGTGAACAGTGGTCTCCAATTCGTCTACATTACCATTCATGGTTGAATCGACCAGCGCGCCCGTTGCGTACCCTTCCGCCGGGATAATCGCTAACGGAAAAGACGTAACGCTCCCCGTTGGCGGAACATACGCGGTAGGGGCTACTTCAATATCCACATTAAACTCCGCCCAAAATTCTCCAAGTCTACCTGCTATTGCTGCCATTTTTTACTCCTGTTGGGGGAAATATCCCCTGTGTTACTAAGGACAAATCCCCCCAGAGGGTCCACAAAAAGGGTGGCAACCGTTAGGTCACAGCAATCACAAGGGGGGGAATGACTGCCCGCAAATGCGCACCCCATAAAAAGTTTATTGTCCTTCATGTTACCTCCACGGTTTTTGCGCCAAGGTTTGTCAATGTTGACTCCCAAAGCTGATAGGTAATGCCACCCACTGTGGCCGTAGAGGTCATAGAAAACGTACTTGCATCGCCCACTATATTGAACGCAACTGCCCCTTCTGTAGAGAAATCGACAGGGAATGCGTAATACATGGATTCGCCAACGCCGGACGTTAAAGTCATCGTCCTGTATCTAAATGGAGCGTATTCGTTGGTAGCAAGAGCCTCGATAAAGGCTGTACCCGTACTGGCTGCCGGACCAACGCCAAAGTAGACAGGATATTCCTGAAGGCCGTAGGTCAAGTCAACACTGACAACCCAGTTATGGTGACCGTCCTCGTCCATACCGAGATACATGGGTGTGCCCGTGACAAGCTTTGAGTCGATATACCCGTCAGGTGTTCTTCGGTCCAGCAGGTTCAAAACAGCATTCGCTAAAATCTGAGCGCCGGGGAAATCAAAAGGGTTCGACCTTATGTGGATCTCAACCGTAGGGTAAACAATCTGCTTGCGATATTTACCGCCAACCATGAACGTAACAGGATTAAATCCACCACTCTGGAGACAAAATGTAGCCTGGTGCGGAATGCCAGGGCCTTCGCTTGGATTCGTATACGGTCTAACGGGACCGGCAAACAAGTTTGCCCCAGTTGAGAATTGAGGCAGCGCCGAGCTAATATGGTTAACCATGTCTATATCTGGCTGGATAAACATTATTTGCCACCCTTAACCATTCTGTAAGACCTGGACGGCTTATTCTTGGCAGCATCGCCAGAATAATTTCTCCTAGAACTCCTGTTCATCACATCGCCGGAATAGGGAGACGATGCAGTCCCAAGAATATCCTTCAGCCCTGCAAGGCGTACCTTGTCGTCAATAGCTTTCTTGATGGCGGTGCCAAGGCTTGCTTCCGACCCTCTGATGCCGATGGCAATTGACGCCGCCCTCTGCAGGTAAAGAGCGACCTTGCCATGGTTAAACTTCACCCCGGTGGCCTCATGGACCTTGACTGCATAACCAACGCTGTCCTTGCCCTCATTTGTTTTAACGGATGGAAGAGTGCCGCCGTAAGATATTGTCGTCGTGTAGTTGTTCCCCTTGTTGGGAGGGCGGAGTATGCCCGTGCTTCTAAGGGCGCCGGTATCGATAGGAACAAGCTCCTGGCTTCTTCTTAGTACATATTTACCAAGGTGGTTATAGATTACATATGCGGTTGCCGCCGGAGCCCGCTTCGCAAGCTCCTTAATGTCAAGGACAAGCTTGTTCCAGTCGTTTCCTATACGCAAACTTATGTCAAGACTACCTTTTGCCATGATGCACCTAGAAGAAAGTAAGATAAAACGTGTAGGAACCCGCAGGGGTTTCAGCGGAAGACAATGCGATTGGGGTGAGCGCCTCATTGGGGTCAGTGGTATCTCTGCCCGGAAGCCATACTCGGTCAAACTCTCCTATTGGGGTATTCGTGCATACCTGGGTTTTGCTTACACGCTCATCACCTTTACGGTCACGTATAAGCTCCATCTTTGTCTCAACCCTGGACTTCAAGACGACAGAGGTGGTTGAATATGTTGGCTGACCATACGTGTTCCGGCCCGTTAAAGCCTGAACCGTTATGCTCTGAGTTAATAGACCAGCTAGAGACATTTATGCCCCCGGTATGCGCCGATGTGGCACGAGCATCTGGGTCACTTGGGTGGAAAAGGGAGAAGCGGGATACATCTTATGCAATGTTGCCTCGCCCATTCCTGTTCTTTCATATGTAATGCTGTATGACATAAGCTTTTCGCTTTTGATGTTTCTATCTTTTCCGCGCATTCTGTACTCGGAAGCAACAGCAATAGTGCAAGCCCTTTGGATATCAGCGGGCAGTGTCGGTGACGCAGAGGATGGCATATCGTAGCCAGCGTCATATGTAACTTTAATGGATGGCCACTCTTGGCCGGCAATGGGGTCTCCAGCAATCGACCCAGGGGGGCATGGAACGGTCCATGGCCATCCAGCAGGATAATAAAGTATCCCCGCGTTTGGGTTTTGTATCTGGAGGTTCGTTAGATCGAAATTGTAATAGACAGACGGAACAGATGACTGAAGCATTTCAACATTTGTTACGGACAGAACGGGCGTTCTGCTTACAATAAGCTTATAAAGACCGTAGCCAGGGACCATTTCTTCAAACGCAGTCACTCTTTCGAGCTTGCGCTGCAAAAATGTCTCGACCTGAGCAGACACGGTATTGATCAAGCTTTCAATATACCTATCGTTAGATACATCTGTGCTCGCAACACCAAGCTCAAGCTTGACATCTTGCAATGTGGTCAGGGCGTTTGCACTCAAAGCCATCAGCTATCCTTTTTGAATATACGAGCGCGTTTCTTTTTCTTGGCCGCTTTCTTTTTGGGCCGCTTTTCTTCTGCTGCCGGGGAAGGTGGAGATGGCTCGGAATCAACCGGCTCACTTGATGGAGCTTCCTTTGTCACGGGGGAGGCAGTGACAGCAGTAGTGACATATCGAGCAACGCCCGTTCTCACGTATTTGTCTGCAATCGGACCGGTAAAACCAGCCTTGTCGCCCTCGTTGTAAGGTGAACAACATCTAATGAACTGAATTGATACTTTCGCCATCTCCAAACCCCTTTGCCTATACAGGCTTTCTTACGTTACCGGTGCTGATTGCTGCACAGTGATAATCCACCGTGTCAGCAGCGCCACTGACCGTCCACAATGCTTGAACACGAACATGTCGTCGCAAGCGATGAAGAGGCACAGTGAACGCAAAACTACCAGCCTGTGTTGCGTTATCGAGAGAGATAACGGGGTTGGTGGGCAAGCCATCAGCTCCGTCAGCAGCTCCCATAAACACATCAGCAGCTACGTCAGCGAAAGCACCGGGAGTCCCAGTGCCATCATCGGCAGCATCCTGGAGCGTAATGGCCAGGGTTGCAGTTTCAGCTACAGCAATCGTTCCAGCAGCATCACATTGGATGATAGCTGAGCCGAGTTGCTGGTCGCCAGCGGGAATGGTGTCAACAGAGGCACCATCAGCTTCGGGGTCGCCAGTGGCGAACCTTGCTTGTTGCAGCAGGTTCGATACGACATAAGCCCCTGCGTCATGAATATTTGATACTCCAGACATATTTTTCTCCTTAAAGGCTTAAGCCCGTGTTAGATGCCCCAATCGACGTCAGTGATGACTGCGATTTCGTTTCCTCGTTGACGTGCGCCAAAATCGTGCCGTGCGATTGCTCGGATCACAGTTTGGTCAGTGCTGATGCCGGATACAACTCCAGCGCCATCATTGAATGCGCCACCCTCGTAAACGCTGACTTGCAGGCTGCTGCTTTCAGCGATAACCAGGCTGCCAAAACTAGCGAAGTAAACTTCAGTTTGGTTTCCAGGGCCACCAAGGTTGGTCGGGATCTGAGTGGTAGTTTCGTAGCGAAAACCGAGCAAGTTGCCGCGAAGCATCTCGTCCCGATAAACGAACTGACCATTCACATCACGGATGCGCATAAGACCAGACTTCGTTCGAGGAGTCATGATCCAACCCGCAGTGTCGAGAGGAATGTTGTTGTTTTCAAGTAACAGCATTGCGTTGAAAAGATCGTCAGTGATCTCATCAAGCGTTGCGGCTCCAGGACCACCAGCAGCAGTACGTGCAAAGACGTTAGCGGCAGGAGCCCAGTTACGCATACCCTTTGGAGTATTGCCAGCACCCGTGTCACGGATAAAAGCAATATCTTCGCGGAGAGACATAGTGCGAACCATGTCGTTGCGTACCAATGAATCAACGCTGAAGGAAGAATCCGAAAGGAGGTCATTGGAAATCGGAACCAAGTTAACAAGCTTCTTGGCAGACAAGGTGAGCTGACCATATGAGGGCTGGCTCGGTGGAATGTTTTGAAGCTCTCCAATGTAGTTGGCAGTGCTGGCGGTATCTTGGAAAGGCATCGTCAATGAACCACGGTTCATAGGGATGCTTTGTGCTCCAAGGGAACGCACAACAGTCTTAGCACGAAGAAGAGGGATTAACTCGTTCATGAACTCTTCAGGAACAAGGGCACCACCAGCGGCAAAGACACTTTCGTTCAAGCTCTTTGCCATGTAATCGTCGCCCCAGCTCTTTGCGATTTTGGCCGCACGTTCTGGGTCGCCCTTACCGGCAGCCAAAAGACGAAGGTACCGAGCAGCCATCACACCTTTTTCATGGGTGCGAGTATGGATAGCGGCGGACTCTTCCTTGCCGACGAAAGCATTTGCATACTTACGCTCGGATCGTTCTTTGTTATTTTTAGCGAGGCTTTCTACTTCCTCTTTCAGGGACTTGAGCTGCGCGACAACATCAGTGTTGTCAACAGCCTCATCCACAATCGATTGCACATCATCTTTATTATCGATGCTCATCGGTCTACTCCTCTGCTGATCTCACCGACTAGGCTCTTCAGCTCTTGGGTTAAAGACAAGACTCTTCGCTCAAATGTAGCCTGCGCTAATCTTCGCAAATCGTCATCGTTTGTTTCTACCTCATCTTGCGAATCGGCTTCTTTTGCCTGACTTTCATCAAGCGTAAGTTCTTTTTCTTCTGGCTCTGCCTTGGCTTCTTCTTCGCCAACAGAAGACGCCATCTCTTCAGCGTCTGCGGACTTTTCTTCTGCCTCTATTTCGTGGGACTCTTCCACTGCGTCTTCCTCGTGGGTGAAATGCTCATGTGCATCCTCCACGATGGACCTCAACTGCGGGGCCTTCTCTTCGGCCTTCTCCTCGACTCTAAACATATCGAGCTGAATGGATGAATCTTTATTCAGAATGAAAACCTTGGAGGACGAGTTCTTTCTGACTTCCTCAAGCAAATGCCGGGGGAGGATCAAGGAACCCTCGCCGTCAAGGATCTTTTCTGCCCAGGTCACCATCGGGGCCAGGTCAATCCCAGAGCTACGCGCCTGAACCAAACCTTCAGGATTGCTTGGCACTGGAACCGCAGACCATTCCAAAAGCTTTTGAGTCTTAAAGTCAACGGGAGAAAAACCTTCGCGCTCTCTGTTGATTTCATAGTCCATAGGCAAAAAACCAACGGACGCGCCATGCAGATAGCCATTCTTGTAAAGACGGCCAACCATGTTTCCAAATGGATATAGATCTTTAGATGGAAACTCGGCAACAGACATAAGGTGGACAGACTCTTCCCCGGATGCCTTCGATACGGACGGGGCAAGGTATGTGGCGTTAGCTTTTGCCACAGGGGGGGCCGAGGAGTCATGCGCCCATAAGACGACGGGGTTCTTTTTGTATTCAGATAGATCCCAACCGCTTTGCTCAATCGTGTCGCCATCGCGGTCTATGTGGTCCGTGGAAACAGTAAAGAAAAGCTTAAGGCCAGACTCTTCCTGAACGCCATCGTCCTCGCCATCCACGGACACTTCCATAAACTTTCTTACGCCATCATGGGATTCCATTTCATCAGCGTAATCCCCCTCGCTATACTCGTCATCTGAACTAAATTTCTTGGATGAAATATCAAACCATTTCATTGTTTTCCTCCAGTGGGACATCGCCACCCTGCTCAACTTCTTCTTGGAGCAAGTCATCTTCTTCTTGCTCTTCGGGGTCGCTTGTTATGTCTTCGGTTATACTTCCATTAAGCGGCACCCAATAAGCCTCGCCTTCATCACCAGAAAGGGGCGCATGGTCTGCCATCGCTCTTATTTCATTTATGCTAAATGCAAACGGAAAAGATTTCGCAACACTTAAGTTGTGCTCCTTGTCGTCGGGAACCGGATTGATGTATTCAATGGTAAACCCGTCGCCAAACATTGGCGCAAGATACTTCTGCATCTCAGTGCGCCAGAACTCAAGCCTTGGAACAATCACCCATCGCGTAAAAAGATAATCCGCACTCTCAATGGTGGCGCGATTGCTGTTTTCCAGGATGCCGAGGATTTCGGGAGGAACACCAAACGTGTTCACAATAATGTCCCGCTCAAACTCTCTGAACTGGACAAGTTGTTGGTCTGCAAATGTTTGACTGAGCTGTGTCACTTGAAGTTCGCCCGAATGCCAATGGGAACCGTATGCGCGCTTAAACCCACGGTTGTTATTTTCCCAGGCTTGCTTCGCGCCCTTAAGCTGGTCTTCGGATGCACCCTTAACGCCAACGAGAAGGTCGGGTGTGGCTCGATTATAAAACCAGGACTTCACATGCTTGGCTGCATATTCATCAGCATCAAGCTCATCACCAAGGGCCTCGCCAATGCCAGTGCCGCGACCATATGGATTAGATGGGTCTGCCATTTTCATCCACAGCATGTCGTCATCTTCGACAACCATATTTAAGCTTTGGTGCTGCACCACATAATACGGCTTGTCCCCTCGCGGGATATCTTTAACCCAGGTGGGAGGGATCGACCAAAGTTCAAATGGTCTCCCGTTTTCATCGCGCTCAATAAGTAAAAACGCTTCACCAATAAGCTCAAGGTGCGTTTGCGATAAAATGCGAAGCTGCCTGCCGGTCATGCAGGGGTTTCCATTTTCGATAAGATCTGAAAAAGGCGTATTTAGCGCCAATGGGGTCGCATGACTAAGGTGGTCCTTTAGTATTTTCTGCCGGGTGCCCGGATCTGAAGTTGTGTTAAGCTGCCTTAAAACATTGGACTCTGATGTATCAACCACCACCCATTTAACAGATGCCGTGGCGTTTGATATTCGGTCAACGACACTTCGCAACCAAGGCAAAGTCTTATAAGCATTTAGAAGCTCCGGCGTTCCGCGTCTTGGCGCATTGGTATTCTGAAGTGCCGATGATATCAGCCCATAGGCGGGGTTTGAGCTTGATGGAAGCATCTTGATCTCCGAATCTGCTTCAGATCCAGAGCCCCCAAACCAGTTTTTCCACATGTCAAGAAATCCTGCCATAAATTCAACCTATCTGTGAAAAATCCCAAATACAAGTAAACAATTATACTATGCTAAACAAAGAAGAAGTCGAGCCTTCTCTGCATAGACATGGCCATTACTACTGCGTCAGCCTCGTCAGGAGACTTAACGCCCCGTTTTTTCATATCTTCTTTCGACTCTATCTGGATTAAGCCCTTCGAATTAATCTTCCATTTAATGGATGAAAGTTGGGCTATTAGTTTCTGGTTATTTGGTATAAAAATTGGGTTATCGGAATCAGGATCTAAAAGTTCCCTGAGCGTGAAATACCATTCTGCACGTCGATTGAGGTACCTTTCGTTGTTTTCGGCCCTCATGCCGCCCCTCATTTCCACGGTTACGGAGCCGAGCTGTTCGTTTAGGCGGTCAAAAACACCCGCACCGAGGCCGTCTGCATCAACCCTGATTTCCGTTATCCGCTCAAACCCGCCTCTTTCCTCAAAAGATTTAAGCACATGCCCAACGGTCTCCATTGTGTCGCATTTGGGAACAGTGATCATTTCCTTAACACCATTCTCGTCCGCAAAGGCAAAAACGGTGGTGTCGGCACCGAATCGGGCCACATCGACCGACATGACCATGGGTCCAATACTTTTTTTCGACTGCTTCTGGAACCTTGATGCTGCTTCTTCTGCCCAAGAAAGCGGTATGACCGTGGCATCTGAGGTATCTGGAAAGTTTCCAAGGACACGGGACTGCCACATTGGGGTATTTTCCATCCATTCCTTTTTTCGGTCCTCCACCCACTCTTTTGTACAAAGACCCGGTATTACGGTCTTGCCCTGCTTCACGTTGGGTACGTCATACGCACTGATATGGAATGTTTTTGCTGAGTTTTCTTTGGTAAACATGTCATAAAACGGCCCCGATGTTTCGGTAGGGTTGCCGATGCAGAGCAACCGGTCATTTTCACCAACAATCACACCCTGAACCGCATCCCATATGTCTGGCGCAACACCTGGGGCTTCATCGAATACTGCCAGGACGCCTCCTGGGGAATGCCAGCCCTGAAAGCTGGTGGGGTCATCAGTGGAAAACCCAATACAGAGCCAATCGTCATCAATGGTCAGCTTGGGCGCTTTCGGCAGCATTTCGCCACCTATTTTCATGCCCATTGCCTCGAATTTGGACTTTGCATTCTTAAATGACTTGCGTATCTCTTTCCAGAGAAGCTCATTGACCTGTCTGCCGGTTGGTGCGGTGGTAACCACCGTGGAATAGGGTCTAGTTAGCACCCACCACAGTGCGATTTGCGCAGCCATGAAGGTTTTACCGCTACCGTGGCAGCTCCGAATGCCCACAACCCGGTTATCCACCAGCGCATTGGCTATATCTTTCTGTTTGCCCCAAAGCTCTACCCCGAAAAAGTGCTGTATAAACCGCACCGGGTCTTTTTGGGCGTTAAGTACGTCTTCTTTTGTAATGTCACTCATTCATTCCCCTTTGCTTTTCTTATTCTGGCTCTTGCAATCTTGGCGTATTCTGTTGATTTCTCCATCCCGATGCTGCGTATGCCTTCCCTTTGGGCTGCAATGCAAGTGGTTCCAGAGCCCAAAAAGGTATCCAGCACAACCCCATTCTTTGGGGTTACCAGGCGCACAAGCCATCGCATCAGATTGATGGGCTTTACGGTCGGGTGGTAGTTTTTGACGTGTTCAGCCGTTCTGCCTGCACCAGCTCGCGGGTTTTTCAATCCCTTGCTGTCCTTTTTCCTGCCGGTTGCCTCATGCCCGGTGGTGCCTTTTAGGTCTTCGCAGCCTTCTTCCTTTTCGCTACGGGCCGGCTTTGGGCAATGGTAGATATTTGCTGGCCATCGGTCCTGGGATTCACCCGTTCGCGGCCCTGGCCACGCGGGGTCTGATTCGACTATCCTGCAACCGTCAATATTCAATCCGCCGGTTCCCCACTTGGTGACATTTTGTGCGACCGTGCCTTCAAGCGGCTTGCGGGCAAGCATGGCAGGCTCTTGTGATGGTTTAAGCGCTGTGCCCCAGCCCGGCATGGATTCTATTTGCATGGATTTCGGAAAGCCCTGCCACTGTATCCAGGCTATTTGGTCCCGTATTTCAAATCCTGCATCTTCCAGCGCAATGGCCAGCCGATGCACGGTGCGCGTTGCGGCAAATGCGATGATATGCCCACCCGGCTTCAGGATACGCAGGCATTCTGCGGCCCAGGCATCTCCCGGTACATCCTGGTCCCACTCTTTGCCCATAAACCCGATTCCATATGGTGGGTCAGTCACAATGGAATCCACAGAACTATCTTCCATTTCACCCATCAGGGTCACGCAGTCCCCACATAGCAGCGTGGCATCTCCAATCAGCTCCATATGGTTCTCCTCTATCTCTTCGTCTTCTTCTTCGGGCTCATAATATTCCCCATCAAGCTCATCAGGGGCAGATGCAACTTTTTCCTTTTCATAGGTATCAATATGGGACACATTGTCACTTCCAAAATCATCGAATCGCAACTCGTCGAAATCTGGGTATTCGCCAGCCTGCAATTCATCCATCAGGTCATGGAGTTCATCTGTAAAAGTGCCCATCAAATGGGGGGAGTTTAATGCAATATTGAGTGCTTTTTCATCGTGCTCGTTCAGGTCCACATAAGCCACATTTGCTTTCGTGACACCCGCTGCCCGCATGGCTTTTATACGCTGATGACCACCAACAATCTTATTATTGCGCTCATTGACAACAATTTCCTGCACCAAACCGAATTTCTCGATAGAACTTTTCAACGCAGAAAGCGCATCATTGCTAATGTTTCTTGGGTTATATTCGCTGTTTAGCAGCTTATCGATACCCACGATGGAGCGTCTTACTTTAGGGAGTGCCATATTTTCTCCAGTTTTCGACTATTTGTGACTTACTATATAAAATAAACACCGACGACAGTGACTATCAGATGACAAAAAAGAAACCAGCATCCGAATGGATTATAAAAAGGAACAGGGAATTAATATATGAACTCTATACAAAAAAAGTCGGTGTTATGTCTATTGCCGTTCGCCTTGGCGTTCCGGCCTATCTTGTCAGGTATGTTTTAGATGGGCAACCTGACCCTATTACTGGCGAACCTATCGATTATGATAGTAGTATGTATATGCCTGAAAACTATTCCGTTGGACCTAAGAAAAGAGATGATTAAATGACACCTTGGATATCATTATTGCTCAGTGCCGGGACAAGCTTACTTTTATTTGGTGCGGCCTACGGGACGCTTTTGGCCCGCTCGAAACAGAACTCTACCCTAATCAAGGAGGCAGCAGAAAGCATGAAAGAGCATGTCCAAGAAATCAAGCAGACAAAGGCATCAAATGAGCGCATGGATGCTTTTGCTGACCGGATAGACCGGCTAGAAGAAGGCATGAACCAAAAGTTTGAAGAACTGAAAGAATCGATCAAGGAGCTGTCAAGACGCAGCAGTCCTTGAGAAAGGTATAAAGGGGCATGACAGAGAACTTAGGTAAGTATGGGCGTTTGCAACGTCGCATTGAGATAACTGAACCACAAATCGAAGAACTGGTCCGCGCATTGCGGGCTGGCAACCGGATGCAGACTGCTTGCGAGCTTGCTGGTGTCCAGCATAGGACCGTTGCCGGGTTGCAGCGAGAGGCATCAAAAGCAGCAGTTGAGCATGAAAATGGACGTTTGACGCGCCATGAGGAAGAAATCTTAGATGTTGACCGGCGTTTGCGCAGGGCCATGGCAGAAGCTGAGGGTCGTGCGGTCAACACTATTGCCCGTGCTGTTGCGGAAAACGACTGGCGAGCTGGTGCCTGGTTCCTTCAATACGCTCGCGGCTGGACCAAGATGGACGTTCAGGTCAGTACGGACGCAACGCAGGTTGGCGGATCTTGGGCGGCCACCCTGAAGCAGGCGTTACTGGGTGAAGGCAGCAGAGAAAAAGTGCCAGAAAAATCTGATGACGACACTTCTGAAATAATAGAAGCGGAAGTCTTGACAAAGGTTGAATCATGACCACATTTGGGTTTTGCGAGTTTTGCAACACCCAATGCTTCGGGAACAAAAAAGGCACTTACGTTTGCGTTTCTTGCTATAAGCCTGAAAACCCCACATTTGGCTGGATGGTCAGCGAATACATGCGGCGCGGCCTATGCTCTTTCCAATTTTACAGGGCCAGCCGTGAAACCAAAGCACGTCTTGAGACATTTCTGCGTAAAGCTTTAGACATCAAGCGTGTGCGGGAAGTCAAGCCTAAGCGCGGCGACACTGGGGACAGATAATTCTTTATTTCCGGCTTTTGCGGTTTTATGGTTAAATTCAACATATACCCAGGGGAGCCCCATGCTTTTTTTAACCGACAACTTTTCATTTAGCTGGCTTGAGAACAAGACAGATTCCACCATTAAAACCAAGGTCATCGAAGCGCCAGAGGCCCAGCGCATCATGAACGGCAACGATTGGCACGTTTCTTTCGTTTCTGGTCAGATGAAGATGGCCATCTCCACGGAGCTTGGGTTCAAGTTAGAGGAAGACGTAACTGTCAACCTGCGCCCTGGGGATAAGCTTATTGTTTCATCCTTTAGCGAGTTTGACACATACAAAGACCATGCGGTTTCCATGTTTTCTGAGAATTTTCCAGATGAGATGAAAAGCAGCTTTCTTTTACTAGAGGTTTCATGATAGCCTGCATTTAGGATAAAGGTTTTCCGTTCCTTTGTTCCCTTTCTTTTCCTCGCCAGTGGCTCGCCCCGTTGGCGGGGTTTTTTATTGCGGTGTTCTTGTTTCAGGTTTACGGTGTGCGCTCGCGCCCCTGGTCCGCATTAACTTAGGAGTGGGTTCTAGATTTACGCGGGCCATGGGCATTAAGCATCCAACTGCCCGATGCAGCCTCTATCCCTGTCAATCAAATAAGCCGACAGCACACGCTTGCTGCCCACAAATCCCTTACGACTGTGCCAGCGGTCTGTCCCGGATAGACTCCCCATCTGGTACATCATCACGCCTTTGTGTTCTTTGACCTGCTGGTGGTGCAAATGCCCTGAGAATACCATCCGGTGTTCTGCCTCACCCCATTCTTGCGCAGCCTCATATGCCATGATGCCTGGGATATCCGCGCTCCGGCAGCTATCACCATGGGTCACGCAAATCAGACTATTGCCATAAGTCACATATTGCCGCTCCGCAGGGGTCGTGGTTGTAGCCACGCCTTCCGTGTCCTTATACATATGCGTCAGCAGGGTCATCAACCCCAGACTGGATGTCCGGTCATGGTTACCCGGCATAAAAATCAGGTTGATGCTAGGGCAAAAAGACCGCAGCATCTCCACGAAATCCACAAAGAGCTGGCAACCCTCAGAGAAAATCTGCGCATAGCTGCCATCCGTATCCTGTGGCGTACCCGCAGTTGTGGTCGCGCTGTCTGTATCGATATGGAACCAGTCTGAGCCAACCCCAACATACATCACATCCGGCTGACCATACTTGGCCACCAGACTCAGCAGGTCATCCGTCCGCTGCATCAGGAGCGTTCTTGCCTCATCCCGCGAATAGCCCGTGTTCGTCTCAACCGACCACCCGTATTTCCCATAGTGAAAATCAGTCGGCGTACAGAAAACCGCAAATGGGTCTTGGTCCTTCTTCAGCTTCAGCCTTGGGAGCCTGGGAGGTGCCTCTATCTCGATATCCTGTACCGGGAGCCTGTCACCCTCAATCGCACGGATATGCCTATATATCCAACCCTCGATTATTCGGGGTCTGCGCTTATCCGTCTTAACCACATATACATCACGCGGTGCGTCATAGTAGCCCCTGTCTTCTTCATGGGCCTGGTTTCGTTTATCGTCTTCATGCAGAGCCTCGATGTCATCAAGAACAGACTCCCTTGCGTTGTCATCTACATAGTACAGATAAGCGCCATACAGGCTGTCCCACTTGCGCTCAACCGTACCCCTGCGCCCACGTTTACGTAATGCCTCCGGGGAAGATATCCCCAAAAGGCGCGAGGCTTCCGCTGCTTTGTGCCATGCCATATTAATCGTCCTCTGGGTTTACCACGTTCGATTCAATCACGTTTAAGCATTGAACCGGGGTGCGCTCAGGGAATGATAACGCCATCTCCTTGCCTAAGTGAGCCATGAGAAATCTGGCATCCACACTCGAATGCACATAGAGCTGCACCCGCCAACCCTCACCCTCGTCTTCAGGCTCACAGCCCACAGGACATATTTTAACTATCATGTATTCACCCATAACGCTCTGCGTCAACTAACCGTCACGCTGCCAGGTGCAGCAAGCTCATGTTAACGGGCAGAACGCCCATTCGGTAACAGAATTTTTTTGGGGAAAATTTGGCAACAGAATTTGGTCTGTGATTTTTTCGGGGGGTAATATAGAGAGAAGTGCGTGGGATTGGGGGGCATCCCCCCTATCCCTCAATATTCCCATGGGTTTAGAGTATTTATTCCTAATTTTTCATTCGTTCTTGTGTTTGGTGTTTGGTGTTTGGTGTTCTTGTTTTTTGTTTTGTTTTGTGTTTTGTTCTAGTGTCTTACCGTTTCTTTTTTGGGTTGGTTGCGAATTAACTCAACACGGAAAAATTTTATTTTTTGGGGTTCTCGCCCGCGCGGCGCCCATCGCTCGGTGCAAACCGCCCGCGCGACCACGCCAACCGCCCGCGCGGCGCCCATCGCTCGGTGCAAACCGCCCGCGCGACCACGCCAACCGCCCGCGCGGCGCCCATCGCTCGGTGCAAACCGCCCGCGCGACCACGCCAACCGCCCGCGCGGCGCCCATCGCTCGGTGCAAACCGCCCGCGCGACCACGCCAACCGCCCGCGCGGCGCCCATCGCTCGGTGCATGATCCGGGCATCGCCCAATTCCCATAAAATTACCATGTGATCTTTTTTTGGATCTATTGTTGACAGTCCTATTACATGAGAGTACTCTGTTCTTGTGGGCATTAACTCACTAAACACAAGGGGTTTGATATGAAAACAGAGATCACAAGCCGAGTTCAAAAGCGTCTTACAGTGCAAGAGCGAAATAGTTCCGAAGGTGGTAACGGGTTTAGCCGAGTGGTTAACGCAAGGAAGATTCGTATCTACGGATATATGGATCAAATTGAGGCTGTTGCGTCCAAGCTTTCCAACGCGGGATTCTCCACCGGCCCGATCCATGTGGTTGAGGTTCCAACCGCAGGCCACGCTAATGCGGTCGGAATTACTCTCAGCCGAGAGTTTGAATCTGTATGCGGCTATTCCTCCAAGAGTGACGCTGATTCATGGGTCGAGGAAGTTCGGAAGATATTCAAGGGCGTAAGGGCTACCAAGTTCAACGGCCACTACTTGGCCATTTAATTTTAAACCCCAGGCCATCGGGCGCGCGCGATTCGGCGCGCGCTCGCTGGTCTTCTTTCAACGGAAAGTTGATTCCATTATGCAAGATCAAATCAAAAAGCTTCTAGAAAACAAAGTTGAGCATCACCTACGGCTCGCGGCGATCAAACAGGGCCTTGAATACTCTGCTCTCGATATCGTTCACGGCGTCAATGATGAAGGATTACATACCGGCTCACTGATCGGCATCCCCTCCGAAGCTCCGGCGGATCCGGCGTACGTTGTTCAGCTCGTTTACGACGGGCGCCAGGTTTTAATCTCCTCGCTCGAAGATAAAGGCGTTGGGTCATACATCGCCGGCAGTTGCAAAATTCTATAGTTAAACCCCGGGCCATCGGGCGCGCGCGATTCGGCGCGCGTCTGATGGTCTTCTTCTTTCAACAGAAAAAAAGGCTCTATCATGCAAGATTTCATCGATCTAATCCTATTTTCAACCGCAATTTCGGCGGCTTGGATCTGTCCTATTCTAAGCGCGCTATAAAGGCGTGTAACAATAACCGGGGCAATGCTCCCGTTTCAAGGGGTTCTGTATGTATCAAACTATCCACAGTCAACAAAGTGCGCGCGCGTGTCTCGATTCGTTGGCCGATAAATTCGAGCGCTACGGGTATTCGGATCGCGCGATCGGCACGGGTTTTGAGATTCTATTTTTGCGCTGGGGTTTCGACCGTCTATCACATGATGCACGTCGTCGAGCGTGGGAGGTTCTGGACCTAGTCGCGGGGTTTAACAGTCGCAATGCTGATGATCTGAGCGGCTACGATCACCATGCGGCATATCTCGACGGTCTGCGCGAAAAAACGCTAAACGACAACTTCGCCAGCGAGCACGGTTTTGATCATAATCCTTGGCGCGGCTGCGAGTCAACGCGCGCGCGTATTATGCGCGGTGGGGCTGATGATGCGGTCACCGGGGCAATTTTCGCTATCGCGTCAAGTGCGCGGGATGCTCTGCGGATCTGGTCTGAGCCCGGCGCATATGAGCGGCAATTGATCGCTGAATTGGTTGGGACGTTCGGATCGAATGTTGGCGCTGGCGGTTCTGGTGGCGCGTCGTATGATTGGGCGGCCGGCGTCCGTCTCCAAGTCTCGTGCGGTTCTGATTCGTGCGGTCAAGTCGAATGGGGCTGCCAGTTTTTTGAAGTGGGGCCGTTCATGCCCTACGGGAATTTGATCAGCGGATGGCGAGTAATGTCAGGGGGTGCGGTATGAAGCGCACGTTTAAACAGTCTCAAGATCTATTTTACGGCGTTTTACTGGCGCTGGGCTGGCGCGTATCGTCTCCCTATCTAAAGATCCGATGGGCGGAATCTCAGGGCGTCCGGCTGTGGTTTAAACCGCAAGCGATCTATATTGGTGAGTCCGGCGGTCGGCTTGGCAATGCAAGGTCGGCAACATATGATTTCATCAATGATCGACATATTGATCTGCGCTCGCTGCCGGTTGACCAATTTGAGCTCTGGGCGCTGGCGCTGGTAGATCGTGGGGTGGCATGATGCAAGGGCTTATCTTGTATGAAGGCGCATCGTATCTCGGCGATCAACAAATCGCGGTGATTGCTACGTTTAAAAGCGGAAACAGCAAGACCGGTCCAATGGTCCAAATTTGGATCTTGGTTCGGGATATCTCGCCCACTGAAGCCAGTGCAACCGGGGCGGACGTCTCTTGCTGCGGGGATTGCAAATTGCGACATTTCAAAAAAGGGCCGTGTTACGTCGTGATTTTCCAAGGGCCTGGATCGGTCTGGGGCGCGTATGATCGGGGATCGTATCGCCACGCCACCGATCAAGATTGGCGAATGCTGCAAACGATGCGCAATCGCATCGGGGCGTATGGTGACCCTGCGGCGGCGCCGCCTTGGATCACAGTCGATCTAGGCCAGGGGCCAGGCTCAGTCGGATACACTCACCAATGGCGAACGTGTGATCCGATTTTCGCCAATTTTTTGATGGCCTCGGTCGATTCCATCGAAGAAATGCACGAAGCACATCGGCTCGGCTGGCGGACCTTTCGCACCGGGTTCGATGGGCCAATTCCGGGTTTAGAGGTTCGCTGCCCGCATAAAGAAAAAGGCACGTTATGCTATTCGTGCGGGCTCTGCTCCGGCAACCAGATGATCGGCGCAAAGTCTGTTTACGAGGAATTGCACGGGGCAAGATCGATCAAGCTCAAAAAACAATACAACGCGCGGCGTTCGCTGCGAGTTTTAACTGCAAGTGAGGCTACGGCATGAAAGAAACAAATCCGAGTTCGATACATTACAAGATGCAATCGGGAATTCTCCCGCGAAAATATAAACTGCAATGGTGCGATATTGGTATAGAAATATCGGATCTTTGGGGGTTTGGCGCAGTGCAGCGGGGCGACGTGGGGCGGTTGGTCACGCTGGATCAACACGGCGCGATCTGGATGACCTACAAAGTTTCGGCCGATAGCGTCAAAATTGGACGAACGATAAAGGGAAGTGGTCATGCCAGGCGATAATCCACCGGCGACCTGGGCATGGGCGCGCGCGTGGGCGCGCGTCTGTGCTGTGCTGGTGCTGGTGCTGGGCATCGGGCCACCGGCGGCGGGTGCTGCGGGTGCGGATCTGCGTTCCCTATTTCTTCGGAGTAATAAGTTGACGGGGGCCGATCACGGGCGTAGTGTTGATCAACCGGGATCAAATTTCAAAGATCATAATTTGACGGGTGCGGGCAAGCGAAGCAAGGCGAAGCGAAGCCAGCGAAGCGAAGCGAAAAAGTCAATAAAAACGCGGGTGTGGGCGAAAAACGCGGATGCGCGCGGGCGCGCGGGCGCGCGGGCGCGCGGGCGCGGAGCCATGACCGGAATTCGGGACATAAGTTGCCGCACAGGAATCCCTCACAGGGTGCCTCACAGGAAATTCCCTCATAGGGTGCCGCACAGGATCACGATGAAAAACAGCGGCACAAGGTGCCGTACAGGATTGGAGCTAAAAATGGAAGAATCAAAACGGTTAGAGAAGCAAGAGCAAATTTCCGAACTTGCCGATGAGTACTTCGATCAGGCTATTGCTAGCGGTGAGCCGTTTTCAGAGGCTCTCTCCGACTGGGCAGTGAATAAAGCACTGCAAGAGATTGGAGGACTGAAGTGAAAAGCATTGAAGCCATGCCAGTTGAGTCTATCCCGGTTTCGTCACTGTCGAAATTGCCGGATGGCGTTTTGTGTGCGGAAGTGCCATGCGCTGACTATTCCGCTCTGCAAAAGTTGCCGCACAGCCTCGAAGTATGCTGCCACTGGATGCGGGCGCGGGTCATCGTCACTCGCACAGGGTGGAATTCTGATCGGCGCATTGCCTACTACAAAGACAATATTTTACACGCTATTGGCGTAAATGGAGCATGATATGGAACTCACAACGATACGAGACGCGGAAACATTTGTCACAAATTCGGGCGCAGGCGATTGGGAATGGGGCGGGCGCGCAAACGCAAGCGGGTTCGCAGGCTATCTCTGGCGCAATTATTCAGACATTGATCCCAATTGCTACGGGGCCGAGCTGGCAGCGTATCTTCGCTCCGCCGGTGAAAACCCTGCGGACTATGGGCTACCGAACGATTGAAAAACAGCGGTAATATTGCCGCATAGGATTAGATGATGGAAAACAAACGAAAAAAACTGAAGGCGCAAACACTTGAACGATATACTGCCGTCCAGGCATGGAACGCGGCACTACTGCGGTCTGAGTCTTATCGCTACGAATGCGACGGGATTTACATAGACTGCGGCGAGCATTTTGAATTTTACGCTGGTCATCACGATTATGACTGTGCTGTCCGCGCGCTGATCGGTATGGGCGCAGTAGATTTCAGCGGGAACCATTCTAGAAACCTCCTTCATCTGATGTGAGATCCCGCAATAAGTTGCCGTACAGCCAGAAGTGCGATATGTCTTGGTCATGAAGCACCAGGGACCATGGCTAGAATACCGCACTGCTGGCATCGTTTGGAAGCGGCACAATTTCCTCCAAGCTCCAGGGACACAACTGGACGTGCCAAAACTAATTGAGCTTTTAGAGCATCTGCAAGCGGTAGAAGTCCGATTTGGTGAGATACATCTTCACCGGAACGATCTTCAATCGCCTTGGGAATCTGGCCAGCGTTGACTGAATTCAATATATTTTCCGTACACAAAAAAACCTGCATTGCCAGGCGCGCTTTCATGCGCGCGATGAATGCAGTACGGTTCACATTCCTGACCGGGTTCGTGATGCCTCCCGGCCTGGTCTGGGGTCAGCGGGAAATAAATATGGTGCTGCGGATGGTCGCCGATGAATATGCCGCAGTTTATCATGAAGGCATCTTGATCGGCTATGGCCAACACTGGCACGGGGCATTCACAATGCACCGCATATTTAAGCTGTGTAGGGTGGATCACTCCTACGAGATTCACTGCACATCCAAACCAGAATCCCTTGCATTGCTGCAAACATGCACCACCGGGCATCTCACCGCACTGGAAAACAAATCAAAAGTTTCCGTGCAGATGCGCAAATATCCCAGCAATGAAAACCTGGTCAGCATGCTGGACACCTACGAATATTTCCGCACGTGGCATCGGGCAAATGCCCGCTGCTGGTGGCTTTTCGACCGATATGTTGCCGTACAGGAATCGATTGACACTTTCAAGGAAATGGTGATTGCGCGAAACCAGGAACTTATTGGTGCAGAGATGGCCAAAACTACGCAGGAAGAAAAAGAAATGGTACGCTTTCATGCAGTGAAATCAATCACACGTCGAAGGCCATCAATCCTTCTTGACTTCGTAAGCATGTGCGACAACAACCCTTTAGACAAGACGTCTACAGAGTTTGAACACATCTTGAAATCAAATGCGATCATCATTGCGGATGAAAACGAAAGACGAAAACGCATAAAGCATCGTGCGTCGAAACGCGCGAAGAAATTGCGCAAAAGGTCTCAGGATATTGGGGGCAAATCCAAGAGAAATATTCTTTCCCTGCTGAACGATTATTTCGGCGAACGTCCACTTTGACCTTGCAAGTCGGCTTCTACGACGCAAACGTATTTTGATGACGAACAATAAAGAAACCATCTGCCCCGATTGCAACAATGATGGCTGGCACTTTTCGACTGTTGTCAGGCATGTCAAGAGAAGACAATCCGACGGGCGTCAGGCAATCAGGTGCGAAGTCGATAAGATACGGGTCACCTGCGATTGCCCCCAGGGCGATCTGTGGATGGAGACACACGGGCTAAGATTTATCGGTTAACGCCTTGACTTGCCCTTCATCGTGACCCACCCTGAACCGCATTTGTCAACGTATGCCCTTGTTCTATCGAGGATATCGTTCCCATATATTTTCGTGAACTCATCCTTGCTCGATCTTGTGGTGATGATGGTGGGCAATCCTTTGTCATGGCGCTCACACAAAATAGTGCTGACAACCCGGATGCAGTTGGGACTGTCGCCTGCGGTTGTTTGTGGTGCAACTTCATCCAGCACAACAACCCCCCGAATGGTCATTAAATCCCTGAGCAGCTCCCCGGATTCCCCAAAAGCAGTGATGCCCATCCATTCAGACCGTGCCATGAAGCGACCATTGGACCTCCAAGCCGCATACGAAGCCGCTACGGTCTTACCCACCCCATTTGTCCCAGAAAGCACCAGAACGCCTCTCACGCGCGCTGAGACATACTTGTCCATTGACTCCCCAAGCTTCCCTCCAAGCCTGTTGTCTTGAGACTCCGGCGTAAGCCGGAGGGTTTTCACGAAACTGTCAGACACGGCAATCTTCCTTATCCTTGCCTCAAAATCAGTTGACCTTTGAGAATCCGTCTCATTGGATTCCACAAAGTCCTTGATTGCCTTGTCATTTTCAACAGCACACATCATGCAAAACGCCTCTCCGCGCTCAACCAAGAACGAAAAGTGCTCAGGTATCGTCGCAGTGCATGACGAACAGGGAACATCTTTGACCAGCCCGTAACCGTTCTTCTCCAATGTATTGTTATTCAAAGGTTATGTCCTCTCTGCCTGCGATCCAATCCGCTTCAGTTGCATATCCTTCATCGCGCCATGGTCCGTAGCCACCAGGCGCAGATGGGTTATCAGGCTCGCTAAAAAGCGCTACCCATTTGTCAAAATGTTTTGCGATGTGGGTGAAGGACCAGAACCTGGGCCGGTCTTCCCATGGGTCTTTTTTTATTCCGTGAATGGCCTGGATGATTTGGACCAGGGTGCGCCCTTCATCCAGCATTTCTTCAATAGCTTGCCGAGTCTTTTTGCTTTTGAATGAAACAGAAGAACCCAACACAGACCGATGACATTTGACCGCGACTGCCACCGCATCATTGACCGTTAGGTCCGGGCATAGATCTGGATTGAGCAGCATAGATTTCCAATCCACGTTGCACGGTTCAGTTTCAGTTTCTTTTTGCTTTAGTTTTTTATAGTAATTGGTAGAACTAATATAATTAGTAGTTACACTATGGTTGTATATAACTAATTGTAACTCAGTAGCGCTATAGAATTTATAGTTAGCAGATTGTGTTTTTTCTGTCAAATCATTTTTAAGTATCTGTTTTTTCTTTTCTTTTACCATTGCATTCCTCCGTTTTTCGGTTTTTTCCCATTTCTTTTTGTTCTTTTGCGTAAGGCCACGCCTTACACTTTCGCTGTCTTGTAAGACTACGCCTTACGCTTTTGGCAACTTTGTAAGACTACACCTTACGCATCTTGCTTTTCTGTAAGACTACGCCTTACGCTTTTTCGCCCGATATGCGCGCATATATTGAGCCGGGTGACTGTAAGATGCAGGCACCCTTCCATTCGCCAGTCCTGCCTGCTCCAGCATTTCTTGTGAAATCCATTCCGGCATGTGGACTTCTGCTTCAGCCGCCGCTGAAGACCAGATAGTGATCGCAACCCCTAGACATTCGTGATCTGTGTGTCCGGTGATTTCGGCCAGCGCTAAAACGCGGGGGTCCGATATAGCATCCAAGGACAACCTTAACTGTTTCAGTGACATAACTCGCTCCCTATTTTTTCTGTTCTACGGTGTTGATCTTTTTCCCCACTGCCATTAGGGTGAGATCAACGGATCAAAAAAATACAAACAAACGTCAAAAAAGTCAAAGGGAGATCACATGAAACAGCCAAACATTATCGCAACCGATTTTTCGGACATCAGCTCGACCCAACTCTGCGGGCAGGATGCGTCCCTGGTATGGGATGCAGACACGGCATCCGGCAAACTTACCCTGACCGGATCTGAGCCTTTCGATGTCGGAACACAACACCTTCTGCTTAACTTCTTCTTTGACAAAAAAGGAGAAGACCTATGTGATGACCTAAGGAAGATGATAGCCCGCGAGTCCGGTGGCTTCTCTTGCCTGCTGCTTCAGCATGAGTCTGGCATCAGTCTTCCCGCGAAAATGGAATCCTGCTTGATGATGCCTGGACCAGAAAAGATCCGCTATCGGGTGGAATATTTCGTGTGCATTATTCTGGATGGCGAAGAGATTGAATCTGAAGATCACATGCTTGAGATTCTGCACCCACGCAGCCTGGAGGAAATGTATGGATAATGAGTTTCAGGAAAATCTCAGCAATGTTTTCACCGGGATAATCGGATTGATGAAAATAAGCGACAAGAAAACAAAAAAAGAACTGGAAAAAATGGCTTTGTTCTTCATCCAAATGGAGATTGAGGAATACAAAAAAACGGAGAAAGAAAATGGGAATTAAGATGCACAACAATGGGGTTTTAGATTACCTCGATTCGGAAATGCCAGAAGGACCAACCTACGATGTGGAACTCGACGGTCACCTGCTCGACTTCATGGATGCGGTTGGAGACATCCTATCCAAAAACGTGGACATCTTGCATCGGGCAAGAAAAGACATGACGCGCAAAGGGCCTGAGAATGCGCTGTCAGTCTTAATTGTGGACGCACAGGTGGAAATCCTACGAGAAATGAAGCACCAGATCAATATGGTGGGAGAAAGGAAGCGACACGATGCAGCATCCAAGTTTTGAGATGATGGAGACCCGTGCGGATTGCCTGAGACTTCAGGCAGCCAAACGGGCACATGGAGACGCTTGGATTGATTTAATCCAGGCGCAATTAAAACTAAAACTAGCGGAACAGAAATTAGCGCTCGTCAAAAAAGAAAGAAGGACAAGATGACCACCACAACAAAAGTACATAAATTCCAAAGCAACAGTTGCGCGTTCGATGGACTCATCCCGATGCAGCAGGACGCATGGTTTTTGCATGACGTTCTGACGGATATCATTGAAATGGCGCAAGAAAACCCAAAAGATATCCTGAGCGCAATCCCATCATGGGACCAGCTTGAGCGCGAACACCATAGGTTCGCCAGGGGACAAGCGTTAGGGCATCGCGTTGCCGTGGAAGAGTTTGCCGCCGGCCTTAATGAAACCACCAAGAAAAAGAAAGGTGGTGCGAAATGACAAGAGAGCCACCCACAAGGTCCATAGCGATACGGCTGAGTCCGGTGCTCATTGGCAGGGCACAGGGCCTTCAAGAAACAGGAAAAGATCTTCCAGAGTTTCTGATTCTGGATAAAATAAATACCACAAACATTTACAGGCGAGCGTTGCAGCTCGGACTTGATGAACTCGAAGAGAGAGTCCGTAAACAGAAGAAAGAAAGGAAGAGCAAATGAAAAGACTTGAAGGAATAGGTGGAACAGATGTCGGATGCTTGCTGGGTGTAGGGTTCAAGAGCCCCTATGAGCTTTGGGAGGAAAAGACTGGTCGCGGTAAGGAATTCTCCATGAACGAAGCCATGCGCTGGGGTCTGGCACTGGAAGACGTTTTACGCGTTCGATACGCGGAAGAGACCGGGCACAAGGTTGATACAATCGAGCCTGTTCGCCACCCGAAACATGAATGGTGGGTAGGTTCGCCCGATGGGGTAACGCCAGACCGTGTGCTGGAGATAAAAACTGCACGATTCCAGGGGGATGACTGGGGCAACCCAGGCACGGACCAGGTGCCAATGGGCTATTATTGCCAGGTACAGTGGTACATGGCAGCCCTATCCCTCGACAAGGCAGACATAGCCGTTCTTTTTTCCGGGCAAGACTTCGCCATTTATCATGTCGAAAGAGATGACAAGTGCCTAAAAAGCCTGTATAAAAAAGCCAAGAGCTTCTGGGAGAAAAATGTCAAAGAAGACATACCGCCAGAGGAAATGTCAGCGAAAGAACAACAGCGGTATCTGGGCATAAAGTACCCGAATGATGACGGTGAAATAAAAGTTGTGGGAAATGACGATTCTGATATGAAAGAAGCAGAGGCAATGGAATCCCTGCTGTACATCAAGAAGGAGATAGAGGTTCTCAAGGAAAGGAAGGAAGAGATAGAGGCTGAGATAAAATCTTCGATTGGACCAAATAAGGGTATGCAATCAGACCTTTATCGGGCCACATGGACCCCGCAAACGAGAAAAACAATGGACCAGAGTCGCTTTAAAGCCATGGTTGCTGATGAAATAGGGTCCAAAAGAGCCCAGGAGATGATCGAAAAATGCAAGAAGGAAAACAGCTACAGAGTCTTGAGACTGACGGAACGAAAACAATAGAGGCAGAAAAGAAGGAGGGAAAAATGGTTGTTGCAGGAAAGCAAATGCAAAAGGTGAACATCAGCGAAAATGGTGTCCAGCTATCAGACTTGGACTCATTGCAGAGATTCTGCAAAATGGCCCACGCATCCGGGTTTTTCGGGTCAAGGGCTACGGGAGAAGCGCTCATTCGAGAGCTGGCCCAGGCAGCAGTCAAGGTGGAGTACGGCCTAGAGATTGGGCTGAAACCCATCTCAGCGCTCATGAATGTCTATACCGTTGATGGGAAACCTAGCCTATCCAGCGGAGCAATCGGCGGCCTCATCCGAAAATCAGGCAAATACACGTATACAGTCAGCTCGACCGATCAACAATGCACCATTGAATGGTTCGAGCGATATAACGGTCAGCGAGAGCCCTTAGGGCAGTCTTCATTCAACATGGAAGACGCCAAGAAGGCAGGGCTCGCAGGCCGAAACCCATGGAAACGATACCCGAAAGCGATGCTTTTCGCCCGCGCTTTGACGCAGGGCGCAAGGATGTTTTGCCAGGATATTTTTCTGGGGGGAGTCTACACACCAGAAGAACTTTCGGACGGAAAGATGACAGAAGACGACTTTGAGGGTGGTGTTGAACGGCAGGTGGAAGTCACGGTCGTTGATAGTCCATCAGACTTATTTGGAGGAGATGATGATTGAGGAAATGCTTAGTGGGTTGGGTCTCGAAATCGATACCATAGAGTTTAATGAGTACGTGTCAAAATACGCGATTCAAAACATACCACCAGGTGATCTTATCACCGCATGGGTTGGAGAACACGATGGAACAGAAGAAATCATGGCAACTTGCCAACAAAATCGTAAGGGTGATCGAGCAAGACCTTGATCTTGACGAACAAAAAGAGCTTATCGTCTTGTGGTGGGCTCTGACCTTTCTCCAAATGGAACTCACATCCAGACTGAAAATGTCTATGGATGAGCAAAGAGAGAACCTGCACCGAGCAATGAAGCTTGTCTCCAGGGGACATAACGTAGAAATGCCACCGGAGCCGGAAGACAAATGGGACATACACTGATCGCCATAGACCCAGGGTCGAAGACCGGATGGGCCATCTATGAGAACCACCATCTTTTCCTGTCAGGAGAAAAATCCCTAAAGGTTGCCGTACAGGAAATAAAGGAAAACATAGATGGAAAGCGTGTGGATGCCTTTGCGATTGAGAACATGTACTTTGGGGCTGGTCGGGCAAGCCCGAGCGCCCTCTACAAGCTTGGACATAACACAGGATATATTGTTGGGCTGCTTGAGCCCTACCTGAATAGTGACACCGTGATGTGGAACCCTCAGCCTGGAGAATGGCGCAAGGTTTTAGAGTTTACTCGCGGAAACAGGGAGGAGATGGCCGCCCTGGCATTAGAAAAAGCTGAAACCATTGCCGCACAGAAACTGGAAGGCCCAAGAGGCGGCAAGCATATAGACCGAGCAATGGCTATCTGTATAGGAAAAGCCATGACTTTAATACTGAAAGGGGATTTCAAAAATGAAGAGCCGGGAAAAAGAAAAACAAAAACTAGAAAGAAGCAAAAAAAGACCAGCGTACCTAAAGCGGTCAAGGGTTGAACGAGAGTTCATAGAGGTCATAACAGACTTTATCGAGTTTCAGGATGCACCAATCGAGCATCAAGAGGAGGTAAAAAAAAGAACAAGCGAAAAGAAAAACGGCAGGCATGTAATACCAGTCTCAACAGTGAGAACCATGCTTAGAAAAATGGACAAGTTTGGGCACATCAAATGGCTCGAAGATATATTTAAAGAAAGGATGCAAGCGGAACTTGGGGATTTCACCCCAGGAAAACCTGGTCCGACGCCACCGTCGCCAGGAGATATGAAAACATATTCGATACTAACAGATACTAAAGGTAGGTCTTTCGCAAGAATACCTACGTGTACGCTCGGGCTGGATGACGGGGAAAAGATTCTCGTTGAGTTTAGGTCTTCGCGTATAATCATCACACCACAGAAGGAGATAGAGTCATGAATACATTTTTCTTAAGCGGTCGCCTAGGGGCTGACCCTGAAGTTAAGTTCACCAAGGGTGGTCTCGCCATCACAACCATCAGCATTGCCAATAATCGACGGGTAAAAAAGGACGATGCGTGGGAGGATAAGACAGACTGGTTTAGGATAAAGTTCTTCGGAAAGAAGGGCGAGGTGGTGGGGGAGCATTTCTCTAAAGGGAAATACATCAACACATGGGGCCGCATTGAGCCATTCTCATACGAAAAGGATGACGGACAGAAGGTGTACGGACATGACTTCTGCGCCAACGATTTTGACTTTGTTGACAAGAAGGGAGAGGGGGGCGGCGAAGCTGCACCCAAGGCTCGCTCAACATCTTCCGCCGATGCGGATGAACTTCCATTTTAGGTGAACCATGAGCAGCGTTAAGATAAAAATAAAGCCGCTCAGAGAAGACTGTAAGCTACCCGAGCGTAAGACCTCGGGGGCTTCCTGTCTGGACCTGTACGCTTGCATGGACGTAACCATGTACCCGAATGACACAAGAATCATAAGAACAGGGTTCGCCCTGGAGCTGCCGCCCGGTGTCGAAGGACAAATAAGACCCCGCTCAGGGCTGGCTTCCAAAGGCATTGCCGCACACTTTGGAACGATTGACTCAGACTATCGCGGTGAAGTCAAAGTTATCCTTATAAATATGAGCAAGAAGAAATACGAGATTAGATCCGGCGACAGGATTGCGCAGCTTGCAATAAGCTCCACCGTAACGGACAAGCTGGTGTTCCTTGTGACCGAGTGCTTAAGCGAGACGAAGAGGGGAGAAAAAGGGTTTGGCTCAACAGGAGACTAATACGGAAGATTGGCGACGGGATGGACGACTACGAGGCTATCAAAAAACTGATAATAGAGACCCTGTACTCAAGGGAGCTGTCAAAAACTCCAGAGGAAGAGAGAGACAACTGCGCATCAGTAATAAGGTCCATGAACCTGGAAGAGATAAAGAAAACAATAAGGGTGCGGAAAAATGCAGGAGAGACTGTTTCTGGGGATTGTGACAAAGATAAAATATAACATAGACGGAGGCACCATGGGCACCCGCATGGTGCTGTGGGTAAAGCCGGTATACGGAAGTGCAAAGAACAACCTGGTCGCGCCAGGAGGCAGGACTGCCCCGTTCCCCGTAGAGATAAACGAGAGGCTTACCATCAAACATATAAAGAACATAGAAGTGGGAAACCTGCTGGAGATAAAGAGCCTTTACAAGATAAAGCCGAACAAGGACAGCATTGTCATTTTTGAGATAAACAAGAAGAGGTTACCTTCACATGAAAAATAAAAAATGGCAGCAAGACGGAGCATTCTGCCAAGAGCTAATAAAAAAAGAATACGCAAAAAGAAACAAGAAGGGCGGGCTTGACCCGGTTGTGTCAGATGGACTTATAATCTACATGTGGGAAATGTTTAAAGCGGGAATCATGCACGAAAAAAACATGGGCGAAAAAAGATGAATACCAGGGCCTTTCTTGGCGCAATATTTAACCGTGTGCAAAGAGACAGGGAGATAAAGTTCTCCGGCGTCAGGGTCGAGTGTGGCTCCTGGTTTTCTGCCTACCAGTATGTGTATGAGATAGACCCGTTAACAGGCAAGGACGTGACAGACTTCTCAACAGAGATGAAATCGATGGAAGATGTTGAGTGCAACGAGGACGGTGAAGGAAAAGTTGTATTCACAATAAAGAAAGAGATAGTGAATAGGATCAAAGGGGATCAAAATGGAAAAATGGAACCTGGAGCAGAAAAAGCTCGCAAGAGCACTGCTTAGTTATCCTGACTTAGTGAAAAAAGCTGTGCTGGCTCTCGATGTAATGCCCAAGACATTGAACGGGGAGCTTCGTACATTCATCGCCCAACTGGCAATCCTGGTAGACAAATACCCGGAAGACCTGGACAAGGCCCTGATGCAGACACCTGTGAAGCGCAACGGTGTGCTGGCCTACATATTCTATGAGGTACACGGAACAAAGAAGAGAGAAGATTTCAATGTCCAGATAGACAGATGGGATTGCGATCAAGTTGTGAACGATTTCCTAAAGAAGCGCTTTGTGAAAAAGGAGAAATAATATGTACACAAGAAAACAAATGGAAGAAGAAGTAGACGCCTTGCTGGATGTAGACCCGGACCTTCGGGATGCCTTAGAGCTGCAACTTGTCCGCATCAAGCAAAGGCAAATGGAAGGAACCGCACCGGAATCCTTCATCGGGATTGAGACGATTTACGACATCTTCTTTGCCTCTGCGGACGCGGGGTTCAAGAAAATGCGGGCAATGATGAACTACGAAAAGAAAGAAGACACCATTCATTAGTGGTGGGAGTAAGGGGTGCATATGGACAAAGGAAAGACGCTCACCAAGGAAGAGATTCACGGTGACCTCGACGCGCTGTTTGAGAAGGCGACAACGAGAGCCTGGGAAGACAGTACGATCTGCCCGGAAGCCCGAAAATCGTACATAAGAAACAGCAAAGGAAATTTCCTAAGAGATGTGGAGAGAAAGGTAGAAGACATGCGCCGCGAGGTGGCACTCGAAGACATTAAGAGTCGTGGGTATAAAATGTTTCCCAGCGAAGATTCTTTGAGTTCATGGCTTAAGGAAAACATAAGCAGCAATTTTCATGTCATACCGGAGGTTTGGGGAAAGCACACGCCGACTGGGAAAAACATAAGAATAGATTTCATACTGTACCCCAGGGAGCACCTGGTCAATGTTGGCTTTATAGAGAAGCCTTTTGGCGTCGAAGTGAAACACTTTGACCTTATGAACACCAGAGGGCAGGTAAAGAAAATAAGAAAGACATTGAGGCAGTCTCAAACATATCAAGAATCTATATACTCCAGGTCTGGGAGAAAATTTTCTACTGCGTTTACATTAATTTTCTCAAACTTATCGTTTATCCGCGAAAGAAGA